CTGCAACAATACCATGTGCATTTGATGTATGCTGTATAACCCCTTCACCAATTTGGAACGTACCAGTAGTAGATCCAAGTAATAGATCATAGAAATTAACAATTTGATCTTGATATAAGAACGTATTAGCAGCAAATCTATTGTTAGTTGTTCCAAGATTTATTTGCAGATTATATCTATCATAGTCTGCTATATTGTTATCACGAATATAAACAAAAGGACTAGCATTATAAAATCTACCAACATTGATCTTTGAAATACTTTGAATTGATCCAATTGTAACAGCATTGTAGTTAAGAACTGATGAGATAACACTATTAATATTTGCAGTAGGCTTTAAAGGAAATCCATAACTATTTCCAGATACACCTGAATTATTTCCACTAACAAGAATATCTAAAAAATTTGTGTTAGTTGTATTATTGGATGATATAATATCAGTATTAATGCGTATAGTTTCAGGATTAATGATACTGCCTAAAGAAAAATTAGCACCTGATGCTGCAACATCATATATTGATCCAGTATTAGCATAAGCAATTCTTGATCCACGCCAAATTTGTGTATTGGCTGTAAGAGTTACAGCGCAGTTGCTGGTAAGTGTTAAAGATATATCATTTGCAACTGAAGCAACAGTTCCAATAATTGCATTTGATGATCTAATATATAAGAAGTCACCAGGCAAAACAAACTCAGTAAAGACTGTATTATTGCCTGTGACAACATGAGATGTATTGCTGCTGCTTATGATACCAATAGGATTAGTCTCAAATAAGAACACTGTTCCTTTTGAGTATATTGGTGCAGTATTTGATACAATACCAATTTGTGAAGAATTAGAATCAACTACTGTAGCAAATGCCGTAATATCATTACTATTAAAGTATACTGCGTTTGAAGTATTATTGACTGTTGCAATATAGCTTGTAGCATAATTCCAATCACCATTAGTAACACTAATGATAAGATTACCGCTATTAGCTGTAGCATTCTTAATTGCAATAACAAATCCATTTGCTTGTATAGTATTGGATGAATCGTATCCATTTACATAATCACCTACAGCAAATAAAACACCATTAAGAGTCTCGTATTCAAACTCTTGCATAGGTTGAATTAATCTTCCTAATGGTGGGAAATAACTTGATGAATTTGAAACTGAAATAACTAGATTAGAGATATACACCGATGTGTTAGTTTGTTCATATCCATAACCACCATCTCGTAAGTTAAAGCTTACAATACCAGAACCATCATAAGTACTAGTTACAATTCCGATTCCACCTTTACCATCAGACGATGTAACTGAAAGAAGATCACCAACTTTGTTATTGGTTCCACCATTAGTTACTGTGATCTCATTAAGAGATCCAACAATCTTTGGTGCATCTTCTAATGTTCCATCTGCACTGATAATCTCACCAGTTAAAAATTGACCTTGTATATCACTGATGTATACAATATCTAAGAATTTTCCGGCTACTTTCTTTCTTGCTACTGAGTCAACAAATGCAGTAGATCCTGTGATAGATCCTTTAATGATTTGGCCGATTAATGAAAAAGACTTATTGCTTTTATTGCACTCAAGATAACGTGGAATAATCCACTTACCGTCAGAAGGTTTGATGATGTCTAAACCTGGGTTATATATTTCAGCATCAATACCAAAGATCAATCTGAAAAGTAATTTAATAGATTGATTACTACCTTTAGACTTATAAAGATCTTGAATATGCTTTACAATATTTCTTGTGTTTGCAAATGTAGGATAAGGAATACCATTTAAGTACTCATCCTTAAACTTATTAAGGAACTGATCTATAGTAGTATCAATATCACGATAAGTCAGTATGTTTCTAGCTTCATTTCCGCCATCTGAAATGAAATCATAATATGCTTTTACAAATGCAATAAAATTTGGACCGTCAGTTTTATAAAACTCAGGAAACTGATCTTCAATTAATGGTGCAATTGACTTTTCAATATCATTCATTGTCTAGCCGCCGTTACGTTTACTGATACATCAACTGGATCTATAAGTAATACGCTGTTGGTATTAACACTAAAATCTGGTGTAGAAGATTTAGCATAGATATTTACATAATTTCCAACAAAGGCAGATACGGCTGGGAAGTTAATTGATACTAATCCAGTGTCATAATTAATAGTACCTACATTAACTTGAAGTGTTGATACTTTAGAACTACTTACTGGTGTTCCACCGGATGTTCCAATACCACTTACAATTGCAATAGTACCATCACCCATATCTTTAAAGAATCCAGATACATTGTTATATGTAAATGCTGTTGAAGTTACTGAACCAGCAATTAAAGGATTCTCGAAGTTAATTGAAATAACCTCAGATTGATTTATTGTAGGTGTGTATCGTCTAGTCATACGGACTTCAAGATCAGTACTGAAGATTGAAGGATCTGAGTTATCAATTGCAGCTGCTAACTTACTATATCTGAATAGAATATTGAAGTCATTAAGATTATCATTATTGAATGCAACAACTGTTGCAAGAATAGTTGACTGAATATCACCGGTGCTTTGTGTTGTAAGATTTAGATTGTATTTTACATTGATTGTAGGCTCAATATACATATAATCTGGTGAAATTACAATAGGCTTAATTGAAATAGGCATATAGTTTAAAAGATATGCTGCAATCTGATCTGCTACGCTAGTTGGAACACCTATTACATTATTCAGATCTACTGAAACATACACGTATCCATACTTAGGAGGATATACTGTTTCACCACCATATACATTCACAGCTCTGATGTTCTGAAACTTTTGAAGAAGAATGATACGATAATCATCATTGGTTACTGCGCGCTGCTGTGTTTGGTAATGTCTTGGTGCATTATACTTAATAGAGTCAATGGTTTCTGCATCAGATCCGCCATATGAAGACAGCTCAGTTTTTACGCCTATTTGGCTTTGACCATATCCACCAATGCCATTGATTGGAATAAAAGTCTTGCATAAGTTACCATTTGATCCTGCACAGACTCTATATGTAACACTTATAACATTACCATTGATTAATGCTTGACCAATATTACCATCACCAAAGATTAACTCATATCTTCCATTAGATGAGCCTTGGATAAAGAAGATCTTTGAAGCATTATTATATCCAAGAAGAGTAGATGCTTGAATGAACTCAGTATTATTAGTATCAGTTAATGAATTTAGAACATGAACTGAAATGCTTGTTGTGTCAATATTAGGATTGCTTAATAAAAACTTCTGATCAGTTAATGTGCTATCATATACAAACTGCTCTGTTACTACAGTGCCTTCATAGATAGATATATTAGATGTAGTATAGTTATTAACTGAATTAAGAACAATGTCTTGATCTGTAGTAAATGTAAAGATACTCGTGTCAATTCTAGAGCTGAACTGAGAGTATTTTGGAATATATATGTTTGCTGGATAGTTACCAACATTATCAGGCTGTGGAGTTACACTTAAGGTAATCTGTGCTGTGGCAGATCTTTTAGATCTAGGAGTGTAATTAAGTTCCTTAGCACGGGATACTACTGAGTCCATGATTTGTGCCGAGTCAAGGAATGCTTCCGAGATGGCCATGTTTGTGTAGAAATTATTATAATAAGTGTTGTATGCTAATAGATCTATCAGTACTGATAAGTTAGATCCAAGAAAGTCGTAGCCTTTAAACTGAGGTTGACCCTGTAGATATGTAACTAAATTAGCCTTGATTGTATCAAAATCTAAACTAGATGTTACAAGTGCACTGTTTGATGACATGAATTATCTCAATTAATAAGTGAAGGCGTCAATTATTTATCTAACAAGACTGACACCAAGTGTGGTTGTTAAAGTAGTTTGTTGTGATGCCCCATTAATCGCAAATGTTATTGTTGCTGCTAATGAATTATCATTTCCATCAATAGATGAAACTGTAACATCGATAAGTTTAGCTCTAGGCTCATAGCTGTTTATAGCTGATATAATACTTTGCTGTACCATGTAAATGGTGTTGTCATTAAAGTTTTCAAAGAGTTGTCCAACAACATTGCAGCCAAAATCTGGG